TCATAAAAATCAATTTTTCACTACAGGATACCTTGCACTCTACGCAAATCTGCGTTATATCTTAACTACTATACAATTATTAATTAGATCTAGACGCGTATAGTCGACGGCCTAGAGACTAGATCTAAATTAACTAGGAGGATTATAATTATGGCAAATACAACGTTTTCGGGACCAGTAAGATCATTAAATGGTTTTATTAGTTTCGGACCTAAAGCAGTCGTTAGCTTAACATCAAATGCAACTTTAACAGTTGCAGATCATGCAGGTAGACTTTTGCTTTGCAACAAAGCAGATGGTGAGTTTACTTTACCTACAATTAAGGCGAATAGTGCATCAGCAGTAGCTGGAGCAAATGACTTCAACGTAGATAGTAATCTGGGATGTACTTATACATTTCTGGTTCAAACTGCGTTTACAGCAGGTAAAATCCAAACAGACGGAACTGATGTGTTTATCGGTTATGCAAAGAGTTTAGTGACTACTGCAGCAACTGGTGTAGCTTGGTTTCCTGGAGGTTCTGATACAGTCATGAGTTTTGATGGTTCCACTACAGGTGGAATTGTGGGAACTTATGTTCAAGTTACAGCGACAGCGGATGATGAATATTTCGTGGATGCGATAATAAAATCATCTGGATCGCAAGCAACACCATTCGGAACTTAATAGATAAATAATGTGAGCTCCTTCGGGAGCTCACAGCTAAGGAGAAAAAATGGGTACATATATAAGTACAGTAAAAGCCACAAACTTAACTGCTTCGGGCGATATTTTTGCGGGACCATGTAGAGTCTTAGGAATCTATTATGTTTCTGATACTACAGCAGGCAGCATTGTAATTAAAGATGGGGGAACTGGCGGAACAGCTATCGCAACATTCCAAACACCTTTAGGCGCAGGCACCGCTGGAGAAGAAATAGCTAGATACATACCAATTCCAGGAGATGGTTTGTTATGTAGAACGAGTGGATACGCAACTTTAACTAACGTCGATAAAGTTACAATATTTTACGGTTAAGGGGGTAGTAGACTATGGCTATTGCTACTACAAACACGTTTGAAAAAACGTTCGCTATTGACGAAGTTATTGAAGACGCATACGAACGTATTGGTCTGCAAGCGACTTCGGGCTATCAATTAAAAACTGCTCGAAGATCTTTAAATATTTTATTTCAAGAATGGGGAAATCGAGGTCTTCATTATTGGGAAGTGGGTAATTCTAGTTTTACATTAGCTACTGATCAAAGTGAATATATTATTTATAGATCTACAGGAGATGGTACATCAAGTACTACTGCTATTTATGGGGCCGGCGATATATTAGAAGCGTCTTATAGAAATGCATCAAGTGTAGATTCTCCACTTACTAAAATTGATCGATCCACTTATCAAGCCTTATCTAATAAAACAGCAACGGGCGTTCCTTCGCAATATTGGGTGCAAAGATTTATTGATAGAGTGACGATGACCCTTTATTTAACTCCAAGTTCAAGTGTTAATGGCCACACAATAAATTATAATTATGTAAAAAGAATTAAAGATGTAGGTGACTTTACTAATGTAGGAGATGTCCCTTATCGTTTTGTTCCATGTATGATAGCTGGATTATCTTTTTATTTAAGTCAAAAATATAATCCTGAATTATCACAACAAATGAAACTTTATTATGAGGACGAATTAGCAAGAGCATTAGCGGAAGATGGTTCATCCTCTAGTACTTATATTACTCCCAAAACTTATTATCCAGGAACTTAATTATGGCTAAATTTTCAAGAGGAGAATACGCATTATCAATTTCAGATCGATCAGGTCAGGCTTTTCCTTATTTAGAAATGGTACGAGAATGGACAGGAGCGTGGGTACATATTTCTGAATATGAACCGAAGTCTCCTTTGATTCAACCTAAACCTGTTGGAGCGGATCCTCAATCTTTACAAAGAGCCAGACCCGCTCGTACAGAGCCTAGTGTTTCACAGCTTTTACCAGAGAATCCTTTTACAACTTATGGATCAGGTTCTTCTTATATAAATGTTAATGCACCTAATCATGGTTTAACAGATTCTAGTACTTATCGATTTAGAGGGATGCCTACAGTCTCAGGATATGCTGATCCCGCAACCTTTGATGGTATTGATGGTTCTAATATTGCAAAAGCTGCAGGTTACACAATTCGAACAGGAAAATGGGTGAGTGCGGCTCGTGATACAAGTTTTATTACAAACTGGTTTTATTTTGTTGTAGATACTGATACAGCTACAGCAGGAGGAATAGAAGGAGGAGGTTTTCCAGTGTCCGTTGGACCAGTAACCTTATCACCATAATGGCAGGATATACACTCGAAGCATTAGAAGGGGACATTAGAAGTTATACTGAAGTAGATTCAAATGTATTAACTGGCGCTATTCTAGGCAGATTTATAGAAAATGCAGAATATCGGGTGATGAGAGATTGTCCTATTGATGCAGATCGAAAAGCTCAAACTGGAAATTTAGTTTCAGGCCAGCCTACAATTAATGCTCCTGCGGGGTGCTTATTTGTAAGAGGGGTTCAAGTTTATACTTCTACCTCTGTTTCTACTGGAGCTAATAGTTGGATGGAAAAAAAAGATAGAACTTATTTACAGGAGTATATTTCTGCTGAAACATCTACAGGAGTCCCTAAATATTATTCAATGTTTGGAGGAGCTACGGGCGTTACAGATACGACTTCTGGACGTTTAATGTTTGCCCCGGTCCCTGATTCTACGTACGTATTTAAGGTACATTATAATGCTAAACCTACGAGTTTAGTTACAAATACGAGTGGAACTTATATTAGTCGATATTTTCCAGCAGGACTATTATATGCTTCCTTAGTAGAGGCCTATGGCTTTTTAAAAGGACCAATGGATATGTTGACACAATATGAAAATCGGTATAAACAAGAACTAGAGAAATTTGCTGCGGAGCAAATTGGAAGACGGAGACGAGATGATTATACGGATGGAACCATTCGTATACCTATTCAGTCACCAACACCGTAAATTAGGAGATAACTATGGCAATATCATCAGCAGTATGTACTTCATTCAAGGTTTTATTATTGAGGGGTCAAATGAATTTTGACTCTTCGGGTGGTCATACTTTTAAAATTGCATTGTTTTCAAGTTCAGCATCTTTAGGAGCTAGCACAACTGACTACTCAACATCTAATGAAATCACTAATACTTCAGGATCAGCTTATTCAGCTGGAGGATCAGCGTTAACATGCGTAACTCCAACATCGAGTAGCACAACTGCTTATACAGATTTTTCGGATGTTTCGTGGACGACTGCTTCTTTTACTGCTAATGGAGCTATGATTTATAACACCACAACAGATGGCGGTTCAAGCACGACAGACGCTGTTTGTATAATTGCATTTGGTGGAGATAAAACAGCAACAAGTGGAACTTTCACAATTCAATTTCCAACAGCTGACGCATCCGACGCGATTCTTAGAATAGCATAGGAGCAATACCATGGCTGATATTACTGTATCAGTAACTGGTGTAAAAGCGATTGTTAATGCAACTCGCTGGAACGCACAAAATATTCCTTATGGTGAAGGTGCGTGGAATACAGGAGGATTTACTAGCAACGATGTTATTCCAGGATGGGGTCACTTATCTTGGGGTAGAGCCAATTGGGGCGATCTCGATATTTACGAAGAAGGTTGGGGAAGAAGCACCTGGGGCAATGAACCGTGGGGAGGCACTCATAATAAAGATGTTTCCGTTACTGGATTATCAGCTACAGCAAGTTTAGGAACAGCAACTACTGCTGTTGACGTTACACCATCTATTACCGGTTTAGAAGCGACTGCTAGCATAGGATCTCCTACGGCAGTTATCGATGTAAGTCCAACAATCACAGGAGTAGAGGCAACAGCTTCGGTTGGAACTATTACACCAGCAGATCAAGTGATGGGTCTAACAGGAGTCAGTGCAACGGCTTCAGTTGGAACTATTACACCAGCAGATCAAGTCATGGGATTGACGGGTGTATCGGCAACCATGAGTGTTGGTTCTGTTACGATTCCAAATGTTGGAGTTGCCTTAACAGGAGTCGAAGCAACTGCTTCGCTAGGAACAGCAGCTGTACTTTCAGGTGTAGTTGTAGAACCAAGCGGTGTAAGTGCTACAATGTCTATAGGAAGTGTTACACTTCCAAACGTTGGAGTTCCATTAACAGGTCTTGGAATGACCTCTTCTGTAGGATCAATCACCCCTGCAGATGTAATTGGAGTCAGTGGATATTCATTAACTGGATCCGTAGGATCCGTGGTCCTTGAATCTAAATACCCAGTTACAGGTGTATCGGCGACAGCTTCTTTAGGAACGATTTCTGAAATAGCTGATCAGGTTATTGGACCTTCTTTAGACGCTATAACAGCCTCTGTGGGAGCTCCTGGAATTATTCATTATGAGGATGTTGACACGGGGTCAAATTCGTCTTATAGTGCAGTCTCAACAGGTTCGAATACATCGTATTCGGATGTTGCAACAGGATCAAATACCAGTTATAATGATGTAACTGGAAAAGCAGCTTAAGGAAATTTATGGCATCAACATATAATTATTTAGGTATCGAAAAAATGGCAACCGGCGAAAACGCTGGAACCTGGGGTACCAAAACCAATACTAATTTAGACATTATTCAACAGGCCACATCAGGCTATCATTCACAAACGATTGCTGGAGGAGCACAGACCACAGCTTTATTAATGACGGATGGAGATTCTACATCTGTAACGGACGCATTAACGAATGCTGCTAGAAATCAAATTATAGAATTAACAGGAACGATTACAGGAAATCAAATTGTAACTTTCCCTACTGCTACAGAAGGAATGCACGTTGTTTTTAATAATACAAGCGGTACTTATACCGTTCAATTAACAGGAGCATCCGACTCTGGATCAGGAACTACTTTTAGTACGACTGATAAAGGTTACAAACTTATATATATGACTGGAACAGATCTGGTTGATGCAGGACTTGGATCAACTATTACTTTAGCTGGAACATCCGGATCTAGTCAAACTATTTCTGATGGAGATACACTGACTGTGGCGGCTGGTAATGGTATTACTACAACAGCTGGAGCAACAGACACAGTAACTGTCGCTGCTAATCCAGCAATGACACCTTACATTTCAAGTACAGGAAAAGTATTAATATTTGGATTTTAATAGGAGGAAAATATGGCAAGTGAAGTAATGAAAGAAAAGTGTGTTAGAGCAATGTCAAACTCTGAAAACACTTTACTGACTGCCGCATCAGGACACACTTACACGATACTTAACATTTCGTTATGTGAAACTGCTGCAGCCGCAGAAACTTTTGATCTTTATGTTGATCCACTAGGTGGCAGCAACGATACTTATATATATAAAGCACAAGCACTAGGAGCTAACGAAACTTTCGAACATACTGGGAGAATAGTTTTGGAAGCAACCGATG